TTTAAGGAATCCTTCAATACAAATATCTTGTGACGTTTCATTATGTCAATACCTAACCGAATTGAATCTGGTCCTTTCTTAGATGGCTTAACGTTGTGTCCTAATCGGTGCAGTTCTTCAATACTTTTAGGTTCGGCACTATCGCAAATGATGGGCGTTCTTTCTAAGTATAATTTGTCTAACTCTAAACTAATATCTCGGTTCGTTAATCCCGTCTTGTAAAGGTGTTCTTGAATGTATAAAGAATAGTCCTCACGCCATACCGAAACGATAGCGGTAGGATCGTTGGTAAACCCCCAGTCGCATCCGTATGCTACGAGCTTGGCACGTTCAGGGATAGCATCAGCGACTTGCCATTGTGGGAATATAGCTGACACGTTTACCCCTCGTTCACCAAGACCGTATATGCGCCAAAAGTTCTCATCCGTTTCTTTAAAGCGTTCTATCTCGTCTATAACGGATTGTTCTAAAAAAGGGTTATCTAAGTATGTGGTTTGAAAGAAGTCTACGTCTTCGCGTTCTAAGATATGGTCATAGATCCAATGATGCTCGTCCGATGGATTGTAGTCTATAAATATCCTTCCCGTTGTTCTAAGTAGTAATTGCCTCCAATCCTCCAGGCTGATTTCGTTACACTCGTTTACGTACAAAAGATTTCTTTTACGGCCTCTCAATTTGGAAGGCTGGTCGCAAGAAATGAATTCGATAAGGTTTCCAAATAGGTTATAGGTAGCATTGCTTTTATTGTGGTGTTCTTCATAGTAGTTCCCCCCTTCGGTAAGTATCTGCATAAAGTCACGCATAACCGATGAACGTAAAGCAGGGAAGGTTTTACGTACTATTGTAATGACAATACCTGCACCCCTATTCCTAAAACAAAGCTGAATTATCACCTGACAAAGTGAGAAGGTCTTTCCGCTACGCGAACCCCCTTGATGGACTTGTATTTTAGCCTTAGACTTTTTAGCTTGGTAGTATGTCGTAGGTTGCTTCACTCGTCATCGAACCACTTAAACGGCTTCGGTTCGTTTATCTCTATTTGTTGTTTCTCTACATAGCCCCTCCCTTTTCCTTTATTCTTCAAATAGAACTGCGAAGCCTTAATCTGAATCTTTTCGTCCTGGCTCATCATTAGATTATGATGTACTTCTTCGGCTACGTCTAAGTTTTCTTCTACTATGTCGTTTAATTGGTCTAAGTCTTTTTCTGCCCTATGCTTTACCGCTTGTCTTGTGTACGTAATATTGTACTTTAATTCTAACGCCCTTGCCGTCCTTGAATAAAGTGCTTTATTCTTTCTTAGTTCACTCCAAAACTCTGCATCCGATACTTTCATTTTGTCAAGTTTTGTAAAGTTATTTAAACTGCTTTCTTAGTGCCTCTAATACTATTGCGCCTATGTAAGTATCTGATTTCTTTAAGGATTCTAAAAGCTCTTTAGCAACATCATAATCTTCCATAATAAAGTCGATATTAATTCCCCTTAAAAAAGTGGGGGGTGCTTCTTCTTTTAATTCTTCTATTTCGGGTTCCCATACATCCAAACCCCAATCGGTAAGAGGTAACGTTTCCCATTCGTTTGCTAAGGCATCGTAATCCCAAGTTCCGTAGTGCGTGTTATCTTTAATCATAAACTCATCGCGCTTCGCTTGTGACCATTCTGACACATCTAAAACGTGAAGCTCACGGTAGCCTAAATCTTTATAAGCCAGTAAACGCATATTACCTGCGAGGGCATATCCATCAGCTACCACCAAAGGTTTAACCGATTGCATTTCAGGAAAGTCCGTTATGCTTTTCTTTAGTTCTTCAAACTTTTCTTTCGTTATTGAACGTGGGTTGCTTGGGTCTAATTTTATGGTTTCAATCTGAACCTTTTTCGTCTGCATCTTCTTGGTTTTTAATGGCACGTAATACTTCTTCCAGGTAGTTAGCAAAGTCTTTATTTGCTACGGCTAAATCCCCTATGATATTTAATGAAGCGTTGTCTTTATAGTCCACAAATATCTTATCCCTTGAAACGGAAAATAGCACGTAGTCTTGTCCTTCGTTTAGATGCTGCCTTGCTTGGCGCATATCTTTTGATTTGCTCATTTTATTAGTTCTTCTAATTCTTTTTCAAATAATAAACTTTGATGTACTTCTTCTAATTTTATTAGCGTTTCATTTACACCTTTGATTGTTGTATTACCTGTGAGTAATAAGTGCGCTGCCAATAAAAGTTGTCCTTCGGGAATATCTAAATCTAAGTCTTCAAATGTTAAAATCATACCCTTGTAAATTCTTGCCACGTATGACGAAAGTCTGCATCGTATTCGAGTAGCGTTTTACACTTTTGTTTCTGATACACCACCGTAGAATAATGTCTATTCATTTGTTCCCCTGCTGCTTCCGTAGTCCACCCGTGAGCAACTAAGTATTTAGAAACACACTTTCGCGCATCGGATAACCTCCTTTTACGGTCTTTAGATTTTATTTCTTCCCACGTGCATCCGATTTTCTCAACCGATTCTTGGCAAAAGATTAAGGCTTTAACCTTTGGGGATTTAATTTTGATGGCAGGGGTTTCCCTTTCCAACATCCATTCATATACATTATTCATCGCAACTTGATTCATAGATTTTTAAAAGTTCAATATACATGTTTTTATTACATGAAGTACAAGTGGTTCTTTTTTTCTTCTTGCTCAGTAATTCTTCATATAGTTTGTAGAACTCATCCCCGATATGCTTGGTTAAGTTTTGACCGCTTTTGTAGCGTGTCATTATTTCGTCCTCAAAAAACTTACGCTGTTCTTCGTCCATCATTTTTACGGGTCGGCTAAACATCTTATTTAAGCGTTCACGCCTTTCATCGCATCCGCAATCATCCCCGAAGAAAGTCTTTACTATCTTCTCGATCCCCGTTGCCTTTGTTACGGCTGCAACTTTATCGCCTAAACCTTGAGCTTTCGATTTCATCTTGTATGTAGTTTCTTGTGTCACGGATCGCACGGTATAAAGTGTTGCGACTAATCCCAGTTAGTTCACTCATAGAATCCAAAGTTAATTCATCACCGTAATAAATCGCAAAGCAATTCTTTTCAAACCACTCCACATCGTTTAACTTCTCGTCTATAAATTGTAACACTTCTTCGTTGTGATTTTTACTATAGGTTAAATCTAAATTCTTCAGGTGCGTTAAGTGTTCCGTTAGTGAAGATGTTTGTTTGCGAATTGCGGTAGTTTCTTTTCGGTATTTTTTAAAGTATCGGCTTGAAGAACTGCGGTACTGGTTTATAGTTGCACGAACTATGTAAAATTTTATCTTCTTATTTTTTACTAAGCTGTTCATCTTCTCACGGTTGCCCGTTAATAAGATAACCATTATCTCATGCGCTAAATCTTCGTAGTCAGGCTTCTTTCCTTTCGTGATTACTTTAGCTATCTCAAGGATAGAATCGTAGTTATCGCGTATGTACCTTTGAATCATATAGGTAAGAACGTATTTGGGGAATCTATTTCAAAGATTTAACTAACTCGGTATAGTGTTTTATTTTTACTAACAACTCATCGTTCGTAAATCGTGCAGGTTGGTTGCTTTCAAACTCTAACCATTCAGCAGTTCCTTCACCATATAAAGTGTCTAAGTTTTTTGCAAACCTATACTGTTCACCCCCTCTAAACCCATTACACCGTTTACACTGGGGCTTTACATTTTGTTCATTCCATCGGGTTTCGTACTTACCACGCGATTGAAAATGCCCTGCATCTATTTCGTACTTCCAATTCTTAGTCACTCCGCACGTAAAACAATCGACCATCCCTGCATGGTCTGCATCTTTAGACCTAATCCATATACTAAATATCTTATCGAGCTTCTTTACTAAAGTGCTTCGCTTCATAGAAACATCCCTAAAAGAGAAAAGACGATAGACATAATCGGGTACACTCGTATTTGTGAGTTTACAAAATACTCAACCCCTATGTCAAAAAAAGAAATTACTATAACGGAAACAAAAAACGGTGCAGCCATTCCGCTATTTACGACAATAAAATTAATTTACCAAATTACTCCTTTGAGTTTGGGTGTGGTATAAACTCCCAACGTCCTTTTGCATCGGTGTCGGGTTCAGGTAAAGCCAGGTCTTTAGATAACTTCTTTAAAAGTTCGGGATCTATATTTGGTAATGGTGGTACGTCTTTATCCCTTCGCATTTGTTTCTCACGCATTTCAGCACGTTCACCTTCATATTGTTGAAATATCTCTATAAGTTCAGGTAGCTTTAAACGTTCATACATCTTGCCGTATTTCCCCGCCTTTAAATTTATGCAGATAATTCTCCATTCTTCTATCTTCATAACTGGAAACTCTTTTATCAGATAGTCGATAGCTTCGATGTAATCTCCTTCGTGGCGGAAGGACTTGTTAAAATCTAAGTATTCTACCGCATCCTTTAATATAGCCATAAGAGAAACGTGAACCATCTTAGGTTCGTACTTGAACGCCTCCCTTACGTTGCTGCCATATTCCCACGCCTGAGCAGGTGTCATTTCAAAGCGTGTCGAGATGCGCGAGATACTTGTCGTTATCAAATCCCTTTTTTGCTTTAGCTTTTTTATCTGCGTAAAGTCCTGCCCACCCTTGTGCGATGGCATTGTGGATGATTTCGATTGCTTGTTGTTCATTTTGGTTAGATATTTTTTGTAAATTTAATAAAGCTGCTTGTTCAGATATTGAAGATTTGTACATAAAACCTTTTTCTACCTTCTTGTATTGCTTCCACATCTGCCATGCTTCTAAAAATTTAGATCCTTCAAATGGCAAAATTACCTTTATGGGTGTATTCTGAGTAGTACTTTGGTTGTGTTTTGGTATAGGTTCGACAATTTCGGTAATTCCATTTACCGTTTTTGTCAAATGGATGTTACCCGATTCGGTAATTGCATTTACCAAAGTGAACCACTTAGTACGGTCATATCTTTTGCCGTTAAAATTACCCGACATTATAGCACCATCGTCTTCCAACTTCTTTAAAACCCTTCCAACTTTTCGAGCTGACCAAAAGGGGAACAACTGAGCAAAGGCTTTCGTGCTGTTATAAGTCCAGTACTTATTTTCGTGGTAGTTGTTTTCGTTGGCTTCGTTCTTAGCTACCCAATAGCGGATGTGGTGAAGCATTACTGCCCCATCCACTCCGTATTGTTCTGCATCGTCTTTAGAGAAACAAAAGTACTCAATCACGACACATCTCTTTTTCGTGATACATAACTTCCCAAACCACTTCGCGTTCGGTTGTGTCTGCGGAAGACACTATTTCGGGAAGGTATTTAAGCATCCCACGTGGGTTTGTTTTCATCCAATTCGTTATGGTTTGATTTGATATGCCTAACTTCTCAGACATCCTTAATTGTGAACCATAATGCTTTTTTATAAACTGCCTCATTAGAATGTAGAATTTGTGTTACTTTCTTCTAAAGTTTTTTCAAAAGAAATATTGTCTAAATCTAAAGCATATTTCTTTAACTGCTTGGCTAAAGCTATAGCTTCTTTTATACTGGCTTCGTGTGGGTGTGACTTATTCATTTCCCATTCTAACGCCCTACCTATAGACCACTCGTTTAAGATGATGTCTTGACGGTCTTGGAACTTATCTACGCTTGTTGGCTTAGAAGAATAGGCCAGGTTTTCAGGGCGTTTAACTTGCCCCCAACTAAACCCATCGCGTGATCCCCTTATAATAACATCCACTTCATCCCCTACACTAAAAGGGGGTGCAGTTGTTTTGTGATTTGCACGTATAGAAGTTTCATCATCGAAACTATAATCGAAAGAATAAAGGATTCCGTGCTTACCTTCATACGTTCCTGCACCTTGTATAGAGGTGACTTTTTTTGTTTGGTTTTCCATAGTATAATGTTTTGGAATTAATAGTGCCGCGAAGGTAATACAAATAAACTATAAAAAAAAATAAAAAAAAGTTGCTTTTTATTTGGTGGTTATAAAAAGAAGTTTGTATATTGCGGTATGAATAACAACAACACACACACAATGACACTTTCATTAACTAAAAAATATCAAGGTTATTACACTAAGAGAGTTGGAGATATTAGAGTAGTAGTCCAGAAGAACAGCGAATCTAAAGGATGGAGTGGATGCGTTGAATCATATACTTATACTGCAACGGATATGGAAGGAACGAAAGTTGAAATGTTTGAAACATTAACAGAATACGCAGCATCAACAAAAAAAGAAGTTTGTTCTGCTCTTACTAATTACATCCTGAATCCTGAAAAATACTAAAATGAACATTGAAAGCATAGTAGAAGATTTCTACAACGTACCAAACAAATTAAGAAAACATAAAAACCAAATCAAAATGAATTTAGACAACTTAATAGAGAAAGCGATAATAGACGTAAAGTATTATCAAGACCGTTTAAGAGAAGCAGAAACAAAGTTAGATGCGTTTTACATCGCACGTGATACCAAAGCCGATAATCCTTACAACAAATGAAAACAACACTACCTACCGAACCAATCAAAGACTATAACGAGTGGAGGAAGTTTATCGCTTCCGAAGTTATGACACCCGAAGAAATCTTCGAAGCAGAATTTATGAAGGCATGGACGAAGTTTAAAGATTCAGTAATTAAAGCAAGAACCAAATGAAGACAATAGACGGTAACGGGCGTGAGGTCGTTTTTACGGGCTTATCTTTTGATAGAAGTAGTACAGCATTAACTTTCGAAGATAGTACCGCAGAAGACCTTGCAAGGACGTATAACAAGGTGGTAACGGCTAAGGTCGATGGCAAGTATGTTGGGTGGGGTGATAGCCCCTCATTTATACACTTTAAAAAGAACCGAGAAGATAAAATGGTTATAGAAGAAATAACATACTGGAATGAAAGAAGTACTGGTGAATTTTGCCGCTACCATTGTATGCTTCTTATTGCGTGTGGTGGAATAGATAAAGAAGAATTTTACACCGATAGACTAACTAAGGAACAAAACCTAACATATTTCACACGCTATCGTGGAACTTGGTTGCCTAAATCTAAAACACATGAAGTCCAGTTTAAATTTTTATACCGATAAATAAATCAAAAACTTCTGGGAGGAGTTATAAAACCCACAATCAAATGTTTAATAATACAAAAGAACCAATGGTAAAACACCAAGTTCACACAACAACGGACTACTTTCTATTTAGATCCATAGAAGGAAACCGAAACAAAAACCTTATGCACATAAATAGGCTGAGAGATTCGATGAATGAAAATTATCTTTTTACCATCATCATCGTAAACGAGAACTATGAGATTATAGACGGCCAACATAGGTTCGAAGTAATCAAAGAACTAAATCTACCGATGCATTATATTATTTGCGAAGGGTACGGGTTGAATGAAGTCCACGTTTTAAATCAAAATTCTAAGACTTGGAAATCTGACGATTATTTAGAAGCATACTGCAACCTAAACTATCCCCATTATGTAAACTATAACGTATTTAAGAATCGCTATCAAATGGGGCATAAATTATGTATGGCTATACTTGGAGGAACATCATGCGGTCCAGGCGCAAATCAAATAAAAGAATTTCACAAAGGGGAATTTGTCCTTAAGGATTTTAAAAAGGCTTGTGGTCTTGCAGAAAAGATTGAAATTATAGGGCAGTATTACGAAGGCAATAAGCGCAACGGTTTTGTTTTTGCGATGCTAAAACTCTTTAAAAATGACAACTTTGAGTTTACCGAGTTTTTGCAGAAGTTAAAAAACCAACCGACTGCATTAGTAGATTGTGCGAATACTGACCAGTATCTTTCTTTGATTGAAGAAATTTACAACTACCGAAGAAGGTTAAAAGTTAATCTAAGATACTAATAAGGTTGCAGGATGCTCAAAGGGGGTGTCCTGCAATACTTTAAAAACATATCATAAAACGAGATAAAAATGGAAGACGAATTAGTAAGCGATTGTTGTGGGGCTTCTTGCTTTATGACTGAATACGGAATATGCCCCGACTGCTTAGAGCATTGCGAATTTATAACGGGCGAAGAATGATTATATTAGAACTATTTGCAGGATCAAGAAGCATAGGTAAAGCGGCAGAAGATGCAGGTCATACTGTTATCTCATGCGATATAGAGCAGTTTGGTGACATTGATATTGTGGGCGATATTTTAGAGATACCAATATCTACATATTTACCATATAACTTTGACTTTATTTGGGCAAGTCCACCTTGTACTACGTTTAGTGTGGCTTCAATAGGTACACATTGGGGTGAAAATAAAACACCTAAAACAGATGCAGCTAAAAAAGGTTTAGAGATACTTAGAAAAACGCTTGAGATTATAAGAGTAATAAATCCTAATTACTACTTCATAGAAAACCCCAGGGGAATGATGAGAAAGATGCCTGAAATGTTAGGCTTACCAAGAGTTACTATTTGGTATTGTAGGTATGGAGCTAAGAATGCAAAGCCTACCGATATTTGGAGTAATAACATAGTTAGTTTATTTAATGAGGAGGGTTGGCAACCACGTCCACAATGCCACAACGGGAACATAAACTGCCACCACGAACCTGCTCCACGGGGATCTAAGACAGGAACACAGGGTTTAAAGAATAACCATGAACGTAGCAAAATACCCGTTCAACTATGTAACGAAATTATAAAATCTCTAAAATGATGTACAACCCATCTTCACCCAAGCAGAAACGAATAACTGTATTAATTTGGTTATTTGCTTTGTGTCTTTTTTTTCTAATTAAACCTTAAAAAAATGATAACGAACTTTGAAAGGCAAACCCACGAACTAAACCACTACGAACTACACACGCTTCTGCCTATTGTCGTGCATGGTCTTTCTACCAAATTAGGCAAAGGTAAAGCCATCACTAATAAGGATATTTGTAAAGCTCTAAAAGAAGGGGGGTGTAAAATAACCGATACAAGGCTAAGAAAGATTGTGCATCACATACGTACTAACCACCTCGTTCCTTTGCTTATAGCTACGTCTAAAGGTTACTATGTAGCCACTAACAAAGACGAAGTAGAAACCTACATACTTTCTTTATCTGAGCGCATCAACTCAATCAGTAGCGTTAAGTCGGCATTGATAAAACAACTATCTAATGTTAAAGATAATGTTGTACCTTAGCCATGTTGTTTATATTTGGTGACAGCCCCTTATCGTTTAGCTTAGTCGGCAAAGCTAATTAATTTTCCAAATGGGATTCCCCCAAAGGCGAACGATAGGGGGTTTTCTATTGCAAAAAACGTGAAAGGTAATGAAAGAACGTGAAACTTTTAAAAAGAAAGTTATAAAACCGTCCCCTTCTTTGGCTTAGGTTTACCCAAAGGCATCAGCACGTTTATGGCTGTATGTCCTCCGAGTACAATCCCACATCCTATTGCTTGTTTCTTAAAGTTCTTAGCATAGGCAGCAGCGTAAGTTGAAGCATCAACACCGCATCCCACCTGCATCCCAAACACCCGATATTTTTTACCCACGAACCACTCAACGCCACAAGCTGTATGAGTGTGACCGCAAACACTTGACATCATATTATTCTTTGCTTTAGTCTTAGCCTGACCACCTTCCCCGTGTTCATAAAGCACATCGTCATAAACGATACTTTCTACCCAGTTCCAATCCGTACCGAGAACTTCGTTATATGATTTAATCCACCTGGCAGGAATATCCGAATCGAACGCCCTGCGCATTATTATTCTATCGTGATTGCCCGTGCAAATGTCTATTTTTTTATCGCATATTTCTGCAAATGCATCGCGGTATTTTGATAGTCGTTTAATTGCCATATCAAGTTCTTTACCCCCTCCATAACCATCAGCATCCGTCTGATGAAAAGACGAGTAGTGGTTATCTATGGCATCGCCAATCATAAGAATTTGGTTACAATTCCACTTCGCGTAAGTTTCTAAAAGGAAGGGTAAATAGGAATCTAAATCAAAAGGGCAATGAAGATCCCCGACAACGAGAATACGCCTTTCCTTTTTGGTCAGGTGTTGGAACGCTTTTAGCTTATTCCCTTTTAGTCTTGGTCTAACGTCTTTCAAAAAACGATAAGCATAGTGGAACAATACCCACGACACATAACACCACCCCCTTCCATTCTATCTCCCCGTCCATTGATGTTAGCGCATAGGCTACGATTAAACCCCCGATGGTTCTTTTAGCTGACCACTTCCTGAGCTTTCCTTTATCACGAAATACTTCCGTCAGGTCTAACTTCGATAAAAGTGCTAAGACCGTTTTCATCGATTTCTTCCAAGAATAACAGCATTGAGTATTCGTCTAACAATATCCAGTAGTTTATCATCCTTCGTGGTTTCCGTTAAAGCTGTATACGTACCTAAAAATGTAATCGCTGCGAGTAGTAACTCTACCCAGTTAGTTGTAAAAAATTCCATTATCTATTTATTAAATCGCCAAACTTATCCCGCATATTAAACGCAGGACAATCCTTAGCTTTGTTATGGTCGTTATGACCGCTTAATTTTAACTCTCCAAACATCACTTCCAACATCTCAAAAAGATTCCTAAACGAAGATTCTTGTTCTTTCGTCATAGTGTCCTTTGATACTATCGTAGTCTTTGACTTTAGTTTTTCTTTATCTAAAGATTTCTTAACTTTTTTTGCTACCCCTCCGCAATATGCCACACCAACACTTCCGTAGTTGTTTCCCCAAGTATGCGCCCCGACTTTGCCGATATGTCTTCCACGCTCTATTGTGCCGTCTTGATGGATTATAAAATGGTATCCAATGTCTGCCCATCCCCTTTCTTGTACGTGCCATTTGCGGATCTCTTTAACCGTTAAAACCCTATCGGCAGGGGTAGCGGTACAATGTAGAATTACTGATTTGATTTCTCTCATTTTCTATTCTTTCGGTGAGTAATGATCCCTTCTATATTTAACCAGATTAAAGTAATACCACCTATTATTCCAAGTGTTAAAGTTAAATTCTCGCTAATCATTCCGTAAGCCCATCCCGTCCATAAAAAGTTTATACTCCAAAGTTTTCCGTTTTCCATTTTACTATTCTAAGTTCCGTCTTTCTTGCACCCACCGCATCCGCAGTTATTTGGACACCCCTTGCGGTAAAGATTCGTTCGGTTGTTTTCTTGTTTGCTAATAAAGTTTTTTAATTTCTCTTCGTTTTGTAAACTCGGAGCATATCGTTTTCTATTTACCATCTAATTCCTGCACCCGTTAAGAACGCTTCGTATCGTAAATCTAAACCTCCATAGTCTAAATTCATACCCTGCGTATAGTTGTTTTGTGTAGGTGAAAGGTCTGCACCCGTATTCGTGTTATATTCAGGAAACAAAGTTGAGTTATTGCAGATGTAATCTATCAACCTTTCACGGTAGAAAGTAGCCATATCTAACGCTTGATCCATTAACGGTTTTAAATCGTCATAGGTAGCAGCAGAGCTTTGTTCTGAGTTCATAACCACTACCGCATTATTAACGAATCTAAGACGTAGGAAAGGCACTAACTGAACGAAGGAATACTGAACCGTGCTTGGTATAATATAATCGTTTAAAAGCGTTTCATAATCCCCCGTGACCGTTCCTGCATCTATGTCGGCAGAAATTTTATCGTACAACTTCGTTCCCAGTACGGGAAGTATCCAACGTTGTTGTGCCATATAAACATACGGGCGTATTAAATCATCATCTACGCTACCACCTATTGCGGTATCACGCTTTAATCTATTTGCTGAAACGAAAAGTGCTTGGCTCATGTGTATTTTTCTATTAATTTTGGATTAACAAATCCCTTATCTTTCCACGTTCTTGGGGCTTGTGCTACTCTGCTATCGTTATTTTCTAAATCCGTTCCGCTATTTGTACGGATAATCCTTTTAGCTTCGTTTACGGTGATTCTTTTATTGTTCTTCTTCAAATACGTTTGACGTTCCCACCAATGGCGGCACAATGCCCCACCTTTGAAAAGCCATATCGAGTATTTGTTTGCACCGTATTCCCCCCAACCTGGATTCACCGCCCTATCCCCTGCAAACATAATATCCTCCTTTCGATAGACCTTACCTGCTGCTATCATCTTATCGCAAAACTCCCTTGACTTTCCGATGCCCCCTTGATTACCCTGCTTATAAACATAACGAACTTTTATTAGTTCTGTATCTTGTCCGTATTCGGGGTGGTCACTTTTCGCGGTAGGTTGTGAACTGGGAACGGTTGCAAAAGTCCACATAGCATCTAACTTTTCTTCTTCATCGTAATCTACTTTCCTTGAATCGATTAAAGCATAATCACTAAGTAAGTCTTTTTCTTCTTCACCTAATTCTATTAACTCTTTTGCTACCTTTAATTGTATCTTTTTTGGTAGCTTGGAAAACTTTGACGCTTCGACCTTCTCGACAGCATCTTCCCCTTTCGTAAACAAAGCTTGTGCTACCGATGGTTCAAATTGTAACATCTGAATAAGAAACACAATCGCTTGTTCAGCAGTAAGTAAACCTTCCCCTACCTTAACGATAATATCAAGTGCGGAAGTAATTTGTGCGCCATTGTAAGACGCTTGGTTGTCAGCGGGTGCTACCACTACTTCTTCGGTTGGTTCATCTACTACCACTTCACCTTCTTCTTGTGGCGATTCTATACCCTCCTTTTCTTGTTCCCCTTCGTCTAAAGTTTCTATAACGTCCAAGTCTAAGAAGTCGGCAGGTTTTGCCGTAATAAAGTAAATATCTAACTCAATGTCGTT